AGGACGGAAGACGGAGGACGGAGGACAGGAAACGGCAAAACGAACCGCTTCACCGCTTCACCGCTTCACCGCTTCATCGTCCGATCGCTTCACCGCCGAGCAACAGGTCATCGAGGACCTGGCGGACCAATTGCTTGCCGGCGGCAATCCCGTCTCCGGCATGGAGCGCGAGATTGCCGCCATTGTCATGAGGGCGGAATCCTACGAAGACATGCTGACCGAGCTCTATGCCTCCTTTAAGAACCAGGACCACGACACCTTTGTCGAACTCATGCGCCAGGCCGTGTTCGCCGCCGATCTGTGGGGCGATTATACGGCGAGGAAGCGATCATGACCATCGCCGCCAAACCCCTGCCCTTCGGCGAGGCCGTAGAATTCTTCCGTGGCAAGGGCGTGAGGCTCTCGCCGGATTCCTATCGCGACGTCTGGGCCGCTGCTCATGTCCAGGCCTTTACCGTGGCACGTGTAACGGAAATGGACCTCCTCGAAGACCTCCGCAAAGCGGTGGAAAAGGCCGTCTCCGACGGCACTCCCCTGAACGCTTTCAAAAAGGACCTGATTCCGCTCTTGGAGCGCCGGGGCTGGTTCGTGCCAAAGGGAGAGGATGCCGAAATCACCATGCCGGACGGCACCGTCCGCAAGCGCCTCACGCCCTGGCGGCTGGACACCATCTATCGCACCAACCTCCAATCCGCCTATCAGGCCGGGCGCTACCGTCAGATGCTGGAAAACGCGCCCTACCGCCCCTGGTGGATGTACGATGCCGTTAACGATTCGCGCACTCGTCCGTCACACGCCGCGATGGACGGCAAAATCTACCGTTTCGACCATCCCATCTGGGACCGCTGGCACCCGCCGAACGGTTACAATTGCAGGTGTGCGCTGCGGACTCTTTCGGACCGCGACCTGCAGCGCTCAGGCCGGAGTGCCTCAATCGACCCGCCCCTGGCGCAACCGGACGAGGGGTTCGACTACAACCCCGGCATGACCAGGTGGCAGCCGGACCTGAACAAATATACCCCGGACGCCCATCGCCTCCTCGATGCCGCCAACCTCGGCGTGCCTGCCAACGTCACACAACTGGCCGAATGGCTCAACCGCGCCCGCGACGGCCTCAAGCAGACCGGCATGCTGACCTCCGATGCGCCCATCACCATCCGGCGCGAGACGAATCCGCACAACAATGGCAGCGCCAACTATCAGACCGGCGCCATCAAGCTCAAGCCGGACTGGCTGAAGACCGTGAACAGCAGTCTGAAAGCGGGCAAGATCTCTACCCTGGATGAAATGCACGCCTTCAAAACTCTGGTCCATGAATTCGGGCATCATCTGGGCAATGCGCTCCAGTTTCCGGCCTATATCGACAATGCGGCCTACCGCTACCTGGCTCAAACCATCAACGATGTCTGGGCCAGGCACAAGACGCCAAACTTTATCGGCATGTTCGGGGTCCGTTACGAGCAGGCGCAAGCGACTCAGTTGGTTGCCTTCCACCCGACCGCCTATCAGGTCTATGTCGAGCGCTTCCGCTCGATCCTGCGCGCCGCCGGTATTTCAGAAGCGGAGGAAGTGGCTCTGGTCACCCGGCTCAATCTCTCCGTGGATTCAACGGCTTATTCGGATGAAATGTGGAAGGTCCTGCGGGCGAAGAAGCCGACACTCGAAGCGGTGGGGGATTTCGGGGACTGTCTGGCTAAGCCGATACGCTATCAGGCCCTGATGGAGGCGTTGAATGACTGATTATTCCTGGATACACCAGCAGGTTCTGTCGAATTCCAGGCGCTGCGTCAGGTCTTCACGAATGGAAGGGCTGGTAACCGCTTGCAGCAACGCTTCGGCCTCTTTGAAGCGGCGCTGGTTGATGAGCGGGATGATCGCGTTAGCCCGGCGGATATTCTCCTCGGGCTCGGGCTCTGCCGGGTCTTTCCGTAAAAGTGTAAGGTCGAAGTCGTCATACATGGCAACGTCACCTTATCCACATTCATACTGAAATGTCAAGAGGATAATCATGCCAGGCGCAACCATAACCGTCAGAATCCAGGACGACCAGGTGAGGGGCTTCCTCGAAGCGCTTTCCAGGCGCTTGGGCGACCTGACACCGCTCATGCGCAACCTCGGCCGGATCCTGGAGGAACGAAGCATGGCGAGTTTCGCCGCCGGCGTGAGCCCGGAAGGTCAGGCCTGGAAGCCGTCCCTTCGGGCCTTGCGTGAGGGGGGAAAGACGTTGATCGACAACGCCATCCTGCGCAACTCGATCCATGTTCGACCGGACCGGAAGTCGGTAGAGGTCGGGTCTCCGGTCGAGTATGCCGCCACGCATCAGTTCGGCGCCGAGCGCGGCTCGTTCGGCACGGTCGAGGCCATTGTAAAGGAGCACTCCCGCAAGTCGAAAAAAGGCAAGGAGTATCGTGTCAGGAGCCATACCCGGACCCTCGAACTGCCCTGGGGCGATATTCCGGCCCGGCCCTTCCTGGGCATCGCCACCGAGGATTGGAACGATATCCATGACGCCATCCTCGAATACGCCATAAAACGGTGAAGCGGTGAAGCGGTGAAGGGGTGAGGAGAGAGAAAAATGAAAGGTAATCGTGAGACCACCTGCAAACTGGGCTTTCTGGCTGCTATGCCCGACCTGGACGGGCAGCCTCAAAATGGTGCGCTGGTGCCGTCTTCCTTCCAGGTCTTCCCTTATGGCACGGTCCAGATCCAGGGGTCCGAGCCGTTCATCGTCGATGACGCCGCCATGAACGCCGTCGTCGAACGCTTCCTGGCCCGCGGCCTCGATATGGTCATCGACTATGAACACCAGACCGAAGGGGGCGAATACGCCAGTCCGGACGGCAAGGCGCCCGCCGCGGGCTGGGTGAAAAGCCTCGAAAACCGTGGGAAGGATGGACTCTGGGCTCACGTCGAATGGACCGACACCGCCCGCGAGCTGCTGGCAAAGCGCGAATACCGTTATTACTCGCCGGTCTTTTTCGTATCGAAGGACGGTCGCCGCCTGGTCGAGCTCCTGCGCCTGGCGCTGACCAACGCCCCCCGTCTCGATTGGATTCGGCCGATTGTGGCCAAGGAAATCCACCACAACCCTAAAGAGAGGAGTCAAGACATGGATTTTCTCGTTTTGCTTGCAAAAAAACTCGGTCTTCCGGAGACCAGCACCCAGGAACAGGTCCTCGCCAACCTGGGCGAGTTGCAGACCAAAGCGGGACAGGCTTCCCAGCCTGTCAATCCACCCATCGCCTGCAAGGAAGCCCTCGAGGCCCTGGGTCTTTCTGAAACGGCTTCGAAAAGCGAACTGGTCGCCACCATCCACGCCCTCAAGCAGCGCCCGGACTACTCGCAGGAAATCGCCACCCTCAAGGCGAAGCTGGCCGCCAGAGAGCGCGATGAACTGGTTGCCGCCGCGCTCAAGGCGGGCAAAATCACCCCGGCCCAGAAGGAATGGGCGGACACTTACGCCCTGAACGATCCAGAGGGCTTCAAGCTCTTCGTGACCAAGGCGCCGCAGGTGGTGCCTCTCGATAAGCTCGACCTGGTTGAGGACCCCAAACCAAAGGGCGCCGTACCTGACGACGTACAGCGGGAAATCAACCGGCTTTGCGGGGTGGATGAGGAAACCTGGAAGAAATACAACGGATAAAGGAGTTTTTCCATGACTGCACTCAGTGCCGACAAGAAAACCGAGTACACCGAGGGGGTGGAGCTGTCCATCCCCGTGGACGATGGCGACACGATCTATGCCGGCGCCCTGGTCTGCGTCAATGCTGACGGCTATGCCGTTCCGGGCGCCGACACCGCCGGCCTGATCTTCATGGGCGTTGCCCGCGAGGCCGCCGACAACAGCGCCGGCCAGGACGGCGACGTGAGCGTCGTCGTGCGTCGCCGGGGGCTCTTCAAGATGGCTTTCGCAACGGCGATTTCCATCGCCAACGTGGGAGACAACGTCTTCATCGCCGACGACCAAACCGTGGACGTGGCGGGAAATCTCAACAACGACATCTTCGTCGGCATCATCGCCTCCTACATCGACACCACCCACGCCTGGATCGATATCGAGCCTGCGATCCGCCAGGCGGATGTGGCCACTCACATTGCCGATACCTCGGCGGCCCACGCCGCCAGTGCCATCTCCATCGCCGATGAGGGCAGCCATACGGCCACTACAAACGTGGAGACGGCGCTGCAGGAGATCTATGCGAGCCTGCTCACCGCCAAGGGCATCATCAATATCCCCATGCCGGTCATCACTTCGGCGGGGGTTGCCCTGGCTGCGTTCTCCGACGGGGACAGCACCACGCCTGGCTATTGCGTGACAGCCAAGGGCCTGGGCATCCGCTGGAATAATCATGCCACCCCCGGGGCGGTCGGAACGAAGGTGATAGTGCCGCCCGACGCCGACGTTACCGCCAACATGGTATTGCATATCCTGGCGGCCAAGACCGGGGCGACGGTCGGCGATGCCGTGAAGTTCACGGTCGGGGCCTACAACAACGACGTTGGCGCCGCTTACGACGCTGACGACACCTTCGGCGGCGATACCGGCGCCATGACCGGCGACGCTACGGCCAAGTCGGTGCAGGAGGTGACGTTGACCCTCGCTCTGGCCAACCTGACGGCTTATCCGGCCGCCATCGAGCTGACCATCAAGCCGAAGGACGGCACCCTCGGAACCGACGACGTGATCATGCTGGCGGCCTGGATCGAGTATCAGAAGAAACTGCTCACGGCCTAAGAACGCGGCAACTATGAATATCCACGAAGTCGCGCGAACAGATCAGATCCTTTCGTAGTGTGACTTCGTGGACAAAACGACAAGGAGGCTCCAACCATGATCATCAATCAAGCAAACCTGGCGGGGATCTATAAGACCTTCAGCACCATCTTCAACCAGGCCTTCGACAGCGCTCCTTCCCAGTGGCCCCTCGTGGCTATGGAAGCGCCGTCCGTGGGCCGGTCGGTGGATTACAAATGGCTCGGCGATTTCCCCATGATGCAGGAATGGGTCGGCGATCGCGTGATCAAGGACCTTTCCGCCTTCAAGTACGAAATCACCAACAAGGACTACGAAGCCACCGTCGAGGTCGACCGGAACGACATCCAGGACGATCAGATCGGCGTCTATACGCCCATGATCCAGGGCCTCGGCGCCGCCGCCCGTCAGCATCCGGATCTCCTGGTCTTCGCGCTCCTCAAGGCCGGCTTCACCACCGAATGCTTCGACGGCCAGTACTTTTTCGACGACGACCACGAAGTGGCCGGCGCGTCGGTCTCGAACGACGGCGGCGGCGCCGGCGACCCCTGGTTCCTGATGGACCTTTCGCGGCCCCTGAAGCCCATCATCCTGCAAATCCGCAAGCGCCCCGAGTTCGTGGCGATGGACCGGCCCGACGACGAAAACGTCTTCATGCGGAAGAAATTCCGCTACGGGGTCGATGACCGCAAGAACGTCGGGTTCGGGCTCTGGCAGTTGGCCTATGGTAGCAAGGACACGCTCAATACCACCAATTACGCCGCCGCCCGCGCCGCCATGATGAGCTTCACCAACGACGAAGGCGTCCCCCTCGGGATCATGCCGACGCACCTGGTGGTCGGGCCCACCCTGGAATCCTCGGGCCGCACGGTGGTCGAGGCCCAGGTCGGATCAACCGGCGCCAGCAACGTCTGGTACAACACGGCCAAGCTGGTCGTGGTGCCGTGGCTGGCATAGGCAAGCGGTGAAGCGGTAGGGCGGTGAAACGGGCATCCTGCCTGTGATTTCTGTGCTGCCATTCACTCTTCACCCCAACGGAGGTGAGTATGATCAGAATCAGAGCGAAGAAGGCGGGATTCCGGCGCTGCGGGCTGGCTCACGCCAGGGAGTGGACCGAATATCCCGATGGTCGCTTCACCACGAGCCAGCTCGAAGTGCTCAGGGCCGAACCAATGCTCCAGGTGGAGGTTGTGGCGGATACGGTAACGCTTCCGGAACCAGTGGCCCTGGAGCCGGTTCCTGAAGCCGAGACCGATGCCGCGAAGGAAGCGCCGGCGGCAAAAAGGAAGAAGCGTTAGGACGGTGAAACGGTGAAGTGGTGAAACGGTAGGGGGAAAGGGCATCATGGCATACTGCACGAAGGATGACATTCTTACCCAGTTGGACGAGACCACCCTGGTCCAACTCACCGACGACTATTATACGGGTTCGGTTGAGGCGGATTTCGTCACCCGCGCCATTGCCGACGCGGACTCCGAAATCGACTCCTATGTGGGCGCTCGCCACACGGTACCGCTCAATCCAGTGCCGACCCTCATCCGCAAGCTCTCGACCGACATCGCCGTGCACAACCTGTATGCCCGCCGCTCCGGCGGCCCCCCGGACCACGTCGCGGACCGCTATCGAGGGGCGATCAGCCTGCTCGAATTGATCGCCAAAGGCACGGCTTCGCTCGGGGCTGGAGATCCGGATGGTAGCCCGCCCGCGGCCAATGCCGCCGAAATGGCAACCATCAGCCCGCCGCGAGTGTTCAGCCGCGACAAACTGCGAGGTTTCTAATGCTGCTCACTGTCTACCGCGGCGACGACAGAACCCTGACCGGCACAGTACTGGATCAGGACGGAGAGGCAGTCAACATAACCGGCTGGACCATCG